CCGAGATTCACCTCCGATACCGGATCGTATGTATTATACGAGAGCGGCATCGACCCATCCAAACTTCAGTTGAAGTTTGGGACGCAGCTTGGTTCCTGCCTTCCACTCATTAAGTGGGGACGGTTCCTCAGTAAAATACTGGTGTAAAGCTGTGTCATCGTCCGGTTCTAAGGTCTTACAGGCGGCGCTCACGCGCAGGCCACGGACCTCGTGCCTCTGTAGGTCATTGTTCCATCGTTTCTGAGGGAACATGCTTCCTAAGCGGCTCTTGAAACCGAACGAGTCTGAATCCGCGTGTACCGTCCCGATGAGGGGCGGCGTGGTCGAAGCGAGGTACTGGGACGTAACGATGTAGAATGACTGATAAAAGTTATTCGCCACATCGACAGTGCTCGCTACAGATTCAGGACGTCCGTTGCACGGTCCCTGCCAATAAATCGGAGTTACACACTCCCCTTTAAAGCAGTCGACACCGCAAGACTCTCGAAAGAAACCTTCCGAGTACGTCTTACCGCGGTTCACCTCGAAGTTGAGAACTTCAAGGGACCTCTGTAATAGATTCCGACAGTCTGTAGGGACAATGATATCGTCCCCGAAGACGGCCACCTTACCTGTTAGTGACTTAATGTTATCTAACGTAGGGTCAAGCTGTTGCTGGAGTAAGGCAACAGATATAGCCACGGTCAAGAACATCAAACTTTCAACAGGAAAAGTATTGGCGCTACCCATAGTGCTGAACTTATTAAGGTTCAGGATAGCTGGCTCAGATGAACAAATCGCCTGAGACAACATATGAGTACGTGACGCTCTAAGTGCCTGCAAAACGGACAGGTTTGTCCGAAACAGGTTACCCACAGCGTGACAAGACACTCTATCGCTAGCCGATGATAAGTCGACAGTACATAGAGCGCCATCCCGAGACCCCGAGGTACAAAGCTCCTGATTCAAGGACTGATCCGTAAAACGGATGAAGTCCCCAACCCAGGTTGACGAAGTACGAACACGAAAGTAGTGCCACAGATTTTGTTGGCACCACTGATGTTCACTCGGTTCCGCAGCGATGAGCCGCGGTTTTTCGTAAGTCTTCGGAACAGCCACCAACCTGGAAACGGGAAGGTAGTTATCCCCAGGCGGGCGAATCTCATCAGCCCAACTCGAGTAACTGTGGAAACCACAGTCCGCGAAAGGGTACACGGATTCCAGTCGATCGGACCACCCGTACCAATGGTACTTATTAAGTGGTCCAGTCTCCTGGGAAATCGCTCCAGGGCCATGCTTAAAACTCCACTCAGTAGGTCTATAGTGACCCAGAGCGGTGTTTAGGTGGATGGATATTTGATCCATCATACCTAGGACGGCCGACACCGATGGGGTTGTCCCATCATCACCAACTTTAGCTCGGGTTGCGTAGTAGTCGCAGCGGGAAAAACCGCGAAAACTAACACGCGCCTCACAATCAGAAGGAGAATCCAAGGTCCAAAACCGCTCAGGTTTTGGCAAGGAAGCGTCGATGCGGAAGAGATCAGACACGGATGTCTGTAGAGCTTCCTCACTAAAAGGCAACGGCAGCTTCTTGGCTAGATAGTAGATCTGGCGAAGGAAGCGTAAGGCCATGACCGAGTAGTCGTCTCTTAAGCAACCAGTCTTGTCAAAGATCTCTAGGAAGAGTCCCCCAAGAAACTTGGGGATCTCCACCACATCAGACTGCCTCTTTGAAAGAGGGAGGCCTGGTGCATTGTAGTGACCTCTCGATAGGCACCTATCAAGGTGCTTTCCGAGTAAAGGCAAGTCCATCACAAAAAGATGGATTCCACGCTCGCGCGCGGACTGGCGAAGGCGGTCAAGATCTCTCCTGAGAGAAGCCTTCAGTTGCGGAAGTGCGTATATGATGTCCTCAAAGAGGGCTTCATACACAAGGACTGTTTCTCCGGCGTGGCTTTTAGACATAAGGATTATCTCCAAAATGTCCCACGTCACGCCTGCAAACCCAGTAAAACCAGACAACCATTAAGATTGCCACGCTGCCAGCGATTTAAGGAAAGCGTCAGAAGACGCGATCATCAAATCTGCGACTGCGTCCGCCATGTCGACATTACTGTCGCTAGGAAGACGCTCGTCAACGAAGTAAAATCGTTGGTGGCGCTCAGGAGTATCACCTACTGCAAACGTAGTCACGACCAACTCGAAGTTGTGTCGATCGTACGCTTGACCTGTTAGGTCCGCCTTGGTTCGACTATGTCGAACCTTGGCACGATACTCGGTAGTACTATCTCGGAGTAGGTACTCCGAGCCGTACCCGTCTTGATTAATCTTGTTGAGAGATTTCGCGACGGCATTGATGGTGATAACAAGCGGGTCCGCAAGCATTTGTAGGAGTTTCCTAGCGCTGAACATTGTTCTCGAAAGTCCGTCTAATAGACCGACCCGACTGGAGAATGTAAAGCGAACGAAGAATCGACCAGGCGTTGTCCTTGAATAGGACATCGTACGATGGTGCATAGGCTAGCGTGGGCGCTGCGACTACGTAGCGCTCCTTTCTCGTGAACTTAGTGAAGTAGCTCCTATCTTGGAGTTTTACCCACACGTCAGTAAACGAGGGATCAACGATGAATCGTGCGTGGGCTTTCGCTTCACGCATGAGACACGCGTTTCGCCGCTCTAGGTTCAAGGTGTTATTGCACGCATTTATAATGGTGCCAAACCCCGCGAACCAATCAATCAGCCAGCTCCAGGGAGTTAGCTCCCAAGCTGTGGCCAGCGCTTCATGAGCTGTCAAACCGCAAACTATGCGCATCGCCCTAGACGCTCTGTCATCGGGCTTTTCGCGTAGCCAACCGGCAAGATAGTCGGGAATACCAATTTGATATTGGCACGTCCCCCAGGTCCTTTCGGAATACTGGATGTTGCGTCTTCCGTAGATCATAGCGCCAAACGAGTGAAAATACCCGGGAGGCTCAGTGACTTCAGAAGTTCTGAAACCGAGCGAGATCCGCCTATTCAGTGTTTTTCCCTCACTCAAACGTTTAAGCTCCTTCATCTTGTTTTCAACAAGACCCTGGAACCGACGAATGAGATTGAGATCTCTCAAGAAAGGGGCAATTGCCCACCGCCACGTAAGGTGGCCGCTAGCAGCAATCTCAGGGGCAACCTTTAACAAGTTGCTCCATCTCCGACCTGCCTGCCCCGCAATAGTGCGGGGGAAAGCATCTCGGAAGAGACCGTACCAATTCCTTAGAAGAGAGGGAATGTCTTTCAGCTCACCAAGTATTGTAGGCAACGAAAAGTTCGGAGCCGACGGGTTGGTTTCACTGAAGATCTTCCATGCAAGATTCGACATCTCCGTTGAAGTAGGAGGCGCAAATGCTGCATTTGGATCCGCGGGAGCAGGTCTGTATCCAACAGGAAATCCGGACATAATTCGGATTGTATTGTTGAATGCATCACGCTGCGTACCATATAGGCCAGGATACGATAGTTCGACATGTCTCCCATTAAACGCGTTAGCGTTTGGGAAGTTGCCGATGACATCGTCCGTGTCCCATGTGTCCCCAGAAGCCGCAATATCCGTGTAAGTGACAGGTGGCGGAAACCGAAGATCCTGGTAAGTACCAGAATGACGGACCGTCCAGTCACGGCGACGGCTGCGGGCAACTGCTTTGCGAGGCATAAAACATTCCACACTAAACCAAAACGAGGGTGGCGAAAGCCATTACAGGAGAGACTCTTGTTGGCGGCCCAGACAATGGG